GCTGTATTTGGGGCGACGGCGGCGTTATTGTTCCGACGCCTGCAAACAGTCGGCCTATCGAAAACGAAAGAAAAATGCCCAAGATGGCAGTCAAAAAAGTAGCGTTACGGGTCATTGAATCCGTAACGCTAGGGTAAGACATGCAAAATGTTTGGAAATTCAATAAGAAATGCACTGAATGAGTCACGACGGGAGTATCAAGTGTGGGGGGTGTTGATTGTGACGCGCAGAGGAAAGACGGCCGCATGGTCGTCTGAAAATCTCATTCGCTCTGCCCTGTTGCAAGGAGCAGCCATTGATAACAGGATTACTAAAGGCAAGATGAAAGCATATTTGGACGACAATCCACGTTTGGCGCGGCGACCTGTGCGCTGGCTGTGGTTGCGTTGGGGGTTTTCCTCATGATAGTTGATGTGCTGAGTATCATCTTTCTGGCAATGATTTATGGTGGGATGGTTTCAGGTACGGCAATTCCTCAAGAGGTTGGTTTTTGTGTGGGTGGTGCGCTGGGGTTGATTATCGCGGGGCATCGGAAATCAAGGGAGGTGTGATGATGACTGTCTACTTGCTGCACTTTGAGCAACCCATCAGCTCTAACCACACGACCCAGCATTATCTGGGTTACGCCAGTGACCTCGACGCTCGGCTAAATCAGCACCGAGCGGGACAGGGGGCGCGGTTGGTACAGGTGGCGCAAGAACGGCGTATTGGTTGGCGATTGGTGCGGACGTGGGCGGGTGGTCGCATGGTTGAACGCCGATTGAAGCGGCAAAAAAACGCGCCGCGCATGTGTCCTGTTTGCAATGGTCGGCCGTTGTTGGTTGATAAGCAATCGCATGTGGAACCACCGTTTTGAGGGGAGGGGAGATGTTTATTACAGGATTTTTGGTTGGTGTAACCGTTGGGTTTGTGACTGCGTTTGTGGTTGCGATTTGGCGGGTGCGAAAGTTGGATGATTAGTTGTTCGGCCGAAAGCTGCTGAGGTGGTTTTCGGCCGAAAATGGAGCAAAATTCATGAAATTTCAGATTCCTTCCCACATCCATCCACTGTGCCCTGAGTGCGAGGACGAGATTTTTCCGAACTACGGGTGCAATTACTGCGATACGTGCGACATGTGCTGCACGTGTACGCCTGAACCGCCCGCGAAATGCCCGAGTTGCCTTTGTGGCCCTTACCCAATTTTTTGGGACGAGGACATCGACGACTGGCTATGCTATGGTTGCATCGTGGCATCACAGAAGGAGGAATAAAACCTATGTTGAACCCGATGAGTAATCCATCGGCGGCGTTCATGGCATATTTGTTACACCTGAACAGCAGCAACGATAAAGACATCAGCGACATTATGAGAGTTATCGGGGTGAATAATAGAGCAGAATTGGATATTTTTTTGGCTTTGGTTGATGCTGCCCGTGAACAATTGTTTAATAAGTGGCTGGCCTACGATGTGCGTCACACAATCGCGCAGGTTGCGAGGAGTTCACAAAAAATATCGCAGTTCGACTTATTCGCCGCGCTGTACGCTGGCGTGGGAGGCAGACCATTGTCGCAAGACCAGTTTGATTTTCTCACATTGAGGGATGTTGATTCTGCATTCATGGAGATGGCGGAAACGCCAAATAGCGAGAAGCTGAAAATCGACGCTCAAGAGCAAGCACTGGCGAAAGCGTTTCGTCAACAGGTGATAGATGAGGCGGAGTGTGCAAATCAAATGCCCGTCACAGGCGCGTTTATCCTGATGAGGGAACCGCTGGCAGCGTTAGATGAATTGCTGTTGTATGACCATTTGAGACTGATAATTAGACGCGATGGGATGTTCTGCTCGGTTGTCACGGAGGGGAACCAGTATGTAACATTTTATTGGAGTCCAGTGGCGGATCAATGTTTTTCACTGGTCTATGCGTCACCAAGAACGCATTTTGCGCTAGACGTGATGCTGGCTTCCATATGGAGAGACGCGCACGTTGTGGAGGAGCGATTTACTACCAAAACCAAGCGCAAATGGAAACGACCAACGCGGCCGTATCGCAAAAGCAGGTCGGCCGTGCGCCTCCCAAGAACGATCCACTACGTCCAATGGGGCAACCCAGATGATCGCGCAGAAATCGCTCGACGTGAGGTGTCAGCGCATTTGGTGCGTGGAATGTACCGAAACATCGGGCCTGAATTTGTGGCTGGGGACGAGGCGATAGAACGCGCCCGCGCTTACGGGTTCCTGCCACCTCCGAAGAGGTACACGTTCGTGAAACCACACACGAGAGGGAAGGGGGAGGTGTCAGAGAAGGGGGGGGTGCCTGTGCGTCGTGTCGTTTGTACTGGATTGCAAACGGCGAGACTGTTGCTGGGCAATTCAAAATCATGAGGTCAGATTGATGAAGTTTGATTTATTATTTCGGTAATAGCCGCCCTGCTGACACCTACGATTGAAATCGCAGTCTAAAAGGAAAAAGTGCGTTCAAACGCACTCCGAAGACGTTTTTCCATGTCGATGCCACCCTTTTCAGTGCGCTTTAGCGTACTTTGCCTCGCTAGCATGGGGTTTGAACCCCATGCGTTAGGCGGGATTTATTACCGAGCTATTTTCTCAACTTTCATTAATCTGGCTCAAAAAGCAGAAAACCGCTCATAGTGAGCGGTTTTTGTTTCCCATGAATATCGAAATTTCCGTTCGCTTAATCTCTGCCTAATCTCCGCCCTGCTCTCCAGTGCCGTAGGCTGCAACAACGACCACATCACATATCCATGCGCGTGCCGAGCCGTACTTCGCCTTGCCGCCTCGCGTTGCCATCCGCTCATATACCTCATCGTTTGAAAAGATACCGCGCCAACATCAGGTAGGCGATTGCCCGTATCGCATCCGCCCCTGCATAGATATAAGCGACAAAATCAGACCGTTCAACAATGCCTGTCGATGTCATGAGGAACAAAGCACCTGTAATCGCACTGTGGATAGCGATTGCAAGAAACACCCGCTCCAACACAACCGACAATTGCCCGACCTGTGGTCGCACTCGCTGCCGCAACAGACGGACAACCAACAATAAACACACGACAATCGCAACACTCCAAATTAACCGTAAAATCCCAACAAATCCAATAATCATTTCCGCTTTTCCTCGACGAACGCTGCCAGTTCATTTAGCAATACAATCATTTCTTGAACACGAGCCTCACTCGCATGTGAACGTCCCCAAAGTTTCTTTGCCAACTTTTCCGCCCGTTTTGAGGGTGGAGATTCTGCTTTTTTTTTACTCATCGTGATAACAGCGCAGCCATCTCGCGCATTTTGTCGGCAATGGCGAGGCTCCTGTCGAGCGATTCGACATGCTGCGCGGTTGCTTCCACAGCATCCAGCAAATGCCCCAGAGTCAATTCATAATCGTTGAATCGACGCCGATTGTCCTCAATGGACAGGCGGATATAGCCGATCACATGCGCCAATAACTGCGACATGAGGTTTATTTGCTCATCCGCTTTTTCGGCCGATTCCAGCCTATCCAACAATTGCCCAATCGCTGCCAAATCGACATTGACGTGGTTCTCAATCTTGTTTTCACCAACCGCATCGCCACCAACGGCAATTTTGCCGTTGGTGGCGTCCAAATTTATTCCAGTACGATTGCTGCTGATACTGCTATTCATTTACCAATACGTTAAAAAATCTATTTTTCCTGTTCAGCCACCGCTTTTTTCAAAGCACTGCGGCCAATCACATATTCACGTGGTGTGATCGTCGCTGCAATGGCGGCAATGATTAGCAGCACTGCCTCGTGCCACAGTGCCGCCTGCTCGGTTGTCAAAACACCGACGATAACCAATAGGGAAATAGTCGATGTTGCAATCGTGATCCAAAATTCGGTGGTTTTCCAGCCTTCTTTAATTTCCATGTTCGCTCCTACATTTCTAGCCAGTTTGTCCCGTTGAAGACAAGGCCAGCCAGCTTATCTGTGTCATCTAAGACGATGCTTGCACCGCTCTTGGTGCGGATGTTGCCGCCATTGCCGTTGTGATTAACATTGATTGTTCGTGCATCGTTTTGGGCAACCAGATACACCACATCGCCTATTGCTCCTCCGTTGATGGTATCTAAATCGTCGCTCGCCACCGCGCCCTCTGTGTCCACGACGGTGTAAGCGCGGCTGTATGTGATAGAGCCGCTGGCAATATCGGCCGATGCCCCATCACCCAATGAAAGCCGACCTTGCGCCACCTCAAGTATCTGCCCTGCGCGGTATGTTTTTTCGCGCCTATCAACGACATCAATGAACGAGAAAATCACATCGCCCATATCATCCCAAAAATCGCTGCTGCGAACAGCGGGGAACTCTGGCTCGAAAACAATACTCAGCAGCGGATTGGAGCCGCCGCTCTGGTCGATGATTCGGAACTCATCAGCAAATCGACATCGGCTGATATAGGTGAATCCATAGGAGTGGATGATGTCCACTCGCTCATCTTCCCATCCCGTAAAGTTGCAGAACAGAAATCTGTTGTCATCGCCGTGATTGATGACGGATGGCGCGGCAGCATCCAAATTGATTTTGCACCGCACGAATGTGCATTCTTGCGCCAGACTGTCGATATATATCACGGGTTCCCCCCGTGATATACCGCAATTATCAAATGTGATTGCGTTGGCGCGGTCGAGGCGAATCGAGTTGGTAACATTATCGACCTCATTTTCTAATAAACACACCGAAAATTTCGACTGCTTTGGAGTGTTGGAGGCTGCGGAGCCATGAGCATCGTAAGTGTCATCCTCCGCTAGCTGTATGTTGTGCTGCTCATTTGTACTGAATGAACAGCGATCAACATGCAGGTTATTTGAGCCGTTAATCATATAGAGTCCAACACCACAAAATCTGTGCTGGTTGTTCACGAATTTAGAATTTTGTGTGCCATCCAGAACCATACCCGCGTGTACACATCGTTGAAATGTGCAGTTTTGCACAAGCGATTGCACTGTCCGCTCCACGTGCATACCGTCTGTGGCGACGTTGCCGCCATTGATAGTCAAATTTGAAATGATGCACCCGAAGGCATTATCATTCCCATTTGACAAGTCTCCAACCTTGATTAGTGACGCTAATGGCTGGTCGGTTGTGATTTGGACGCGGCGATATGCTCCAATCAAATTGCAAAAATCTGCCGTCCACAAAATCCGTGACTTCACCATATGGGTGTCGCCGTCCAAAATCAGAGTGCCGCGACCATGTGCAGCCAACGCATCGTGAGCGGCCTGAATCGCTGGCGCGTCGTCAGTCGTGCCGTCGCCGGCTGCACCGAACCATGAGCCGTGTAGTGTGGCCGAGTCCAGCATGATCACATTGGTGTCGGTTGCATGACCGTTGGCAAGAGAACCTGCTAAGTTGATAGTTCCCTCGTCGATGCTTTCGACTTTGTGTAATTCGGCTGAATTTGTATAAGCCCCAATAACGATGTATTGCCCGTTGAAATTGGTGTCTGTGTCTACTGAATCGTCGCCAGCCAGCGCGATTTCGGTGGTTTTGCCGTGCGGCCGAGTGGCTTGGCGCAATTGGGCAAGCAATTTATCGTACTCGGTCTGTGCCAGAACCGATCCCCCCGCGAGGTCTGACGCCATGTCAGCGACCAACGCCCATGTTCCGAATTGAACGGTGTGTACCTCGCCATTTGTGTGGGTCAGCTCAATGTCATACGTGAGATGCAGCTCACTCTGTGTCATTGGGATCGTCGCGGTCGCGGTGGCCTCAATATCGACTGACGATGCCCCGACGTTCAGCGTGAAAGCGTCGGCGTCCTCGCTCTTCCGAACGGACACATAAACATCCCCATCGACTTTATGACGAGCGTAAAGACGCGCCTCGCTGATGTCGGCAACGTTGGCGAACAGATCGGACGGGACAATAAACGGGATGGTGACAGTATCGCCACGTGTGGTGCGAATCCCATAGAAGGGAGGGGGATTAGAAGCCCAATTTGACATGGTTAGTTGAACACTCGCTGGCTGACACGCGGGGTCAGCCTGTCGAGTATAAATGCTGCATCGTCGTCGGGATGACGTGCGGCCGAGCCGCAACGGACATGAGCTAGCAAGACGCTGCCCATCAATCGCCACTCAACGGACAGCATGAGAAAGGTTTCGTCAATAATGACGTTGATCGAACTGTCGCGGTAGATGACGTGAAGGGTGTCGCCGCACCGTAAGCGGTGGGCGATATGGATCAGCTCAAGATCATAATAAACTTGCACTTCATCACGATCTTCAAGGTAGCTCGCGGCTGCGGCCACCAGCGCGTTTGCAGCCGTCGCGGTTGAAATCCCAACGGCTGTTTTGATGTCATCAAACCGAACCCCTTTCTCAATGATTGAGGATGCGCCCGTGATTTCAACGTAGCGGTTGGCAGTATCGACAGTAAACCCTGTCGGGAACGTGTCGGCGTCGGCGATGGTGAGCGGTCGCCCATCGCTCAACTGCCCACCTGTTGGGTAGAGGCGGGTCACTCGCTCGTTTGAATCCTGAGTGATGTGAAGTGAAATGATTTCTGCCAGATGGTCATAAGAATGCACGGCCAGTGTATCAGGTGCAGCTACGGCCGAAACGCCACTCGCGGCCTCGTCCCGTCGCAGCCAATGGACGGTTCGCCCCGTGCCGCGACGGAAACGCTCGCCACGCAGGGCGGCGGTATCTGTCAAACCACGAAGTACTGAATCTTCGTAATCAAATAGCTGAAACGTGCCGTCGGTGGTGGCGTCGTGTCCTGTGACCGACCATGCGGGGAGCGACGTGGTGGATCGGTATGTGGCGATTTGCTCCACGTCGTCCACGTCGTTCGGTGCGTAGCGGATGGCGCGAACGTTCAGAAACTCGATGTCGCCCAAATCGGCCGAAGGCCACAGGATGACCTTATACCCACTATCGCCATCTTGGGTGTTGATACCCCAATCACGATAGGCGAAATTCGCCCCCCAAATAATCGATCCATCTTGCCCCATTGTCGCGCCTGTTGCTGACGTGCCGTCGGTGAACACGACGGTGTAATCGTAGGTGATGTTGCCAGTTGACAGCCCCATGTTGATATTGGCGGTGGTAGATTGTGTGACGTTGAAGGTGAACTTGATGGCGGCGAATGGTTCATCGCTGACAAGAATCAGGAATTTGTCGGTCGTCCATGTAATGCTTGGGTAGCCAAACGCGCCCCGTACCAACTCTGCGTTGTCGAAGATGATTTTGGTGAAGTCGAATAAATCGGCCGAATTTGACCCCCCATGTACGGCGAGGTCGCGCAGGCTGCGCCGCCCTAGTTCGTAGAGCAACCCCTTTGCTCTCACCTCAATCAATCGACTGGTTGTGTTTGGCTCGACGGTGGTCAAGACCCCCGCGCCGATTTCCGTCACGGTGTTGTCAAGAATGGAATAGGCGAAGACGATCCTATCTTCGACCAAGAGGGGTGCGGCGGGGTTTTCGGCCGAAACCGAAAATGATAAGCTGCCAGCGCGGTTCAACTCCTCCTTTGTAGAGAAGTCGATGAGGTTATCAACGCGGCCGACGGTGACACCGTTTTCGTCTTCAATCGTTAGCCAAACCATTTATGCCTGCCTCCATCCGTCGTAGTAGTTGATTTCCAGTTCTGTCGTTGAGCCGCCCCCGTTACGAGTGAAATTTACCGTTATGCCGCCGTCGGGTAGAATGGGCAACCATTGATCATGTGTGTGGCCGCTCCCAAGTGAAAAGTTTTTGTAATCATTGACCCCATCATTTGTGACTGACCACGCGCCACAGTCGATCACCAAATCATTCCCCGCGCTCACCGTGCCATCGTATTGGATGTCAATGCCATCGCCTGTGATTTGGAAGAACACAAGGTTATTCGTTCCTGCTGTGACAGTAATGACCGCATTCTCAACCGTCACGTTGCCATCGTTGGGAAGGTTGCGATTGTTCAATGTTCCAGAGGCCAACGTAAAGGGTTTAATCTGCTGTGTTCCGTTCCATGTGGGCGACTGCTGGACAAACTCCATTGTTGAACGCCACAGCCGATAATCCATTGCCGATTGATTGAAGGGGAGCTTGCTTAACGTCGCGTCACACCAGCGCTCTATCGTGTCATCGGGATCGCCCACCGTCAGGCGTCCCGTCACGCCCAGCTTGCCCGACCAATCACCGTAGTCGTCGAGCAATGTCGCCCAAGTACTTGATGTTTTCGCCGCGACAGAAATTTTCGTCATGCTACGCGGCACGATTCCTGACCCGTACAAAGATGCGGTGTTTCGGGACGAGATGACGGCTGACGCACGTGGTGATTCGTCAATAACGACGCGCTGCCCCGCTTTGCTGAATGTCAGTCCATCAAACGATTTTGCGTATCTCATCTATACCACTCCTAACAATCGCGCCCGTTCTAGCACGGTGTCCGTGAATTGTTCGCCGGCCTCGCGGCCGTTGTCGACTCCGTTGATGATGATGTCGCCAAAGTTGAGTGTGACGCTGCGGCCGCCAGCATTTGCCTGCGACGATGGGGGTTGTGTTCGGCCGAATGCAACCCCGACGCCAACATTGGGTAGGGTAGGGGATGGGAGTGCCGCCGCCGCCAGTCGCCGCGAGGCATTCACAACCCTTGGTATAGATTCAATAAGGCCGATAGCGAGGCCACCTCCCACAAAATGCCCACCACCTATCATGCGCCGTGATGGGGAACGCATGTCGAAGAAATCTACAATCGCATCCCATGCGCCTTGAGCAATTTCCCATACCGCATCGTAAATATATTGCCCACCATCTCGGATGCCTTGCACCAAGCCGTTAACAATGTTTGTCGCCAAATCTGACCAATTGATTGACGTAAACCATGCCTGGATGTCAGTCCAGAATTGTGCCATCACAGGGGAGACAGCCGCCCAAATCGTTGCAATACCATCAACGATAAATGTCACCGCATCCACCGCAATTTGCATCCAATCCAGCGTCAGCCACCACGTTGTAAAGTCTGCCCAAAACTGCGCCATTGGCACCAGAACCCGTGTCCAAAGCAGTTCAAATGCCTCCAAAATAAATGTCATCGTATCGTAAGACATTTGATACCACGATAGCTCATTCCACCATGACGATAGCGATGACCAGAAATCACCCATCGGCACGCTGACTCGCTCCCATATCGTGCTGATGCCGTCCACAACCCAGCCAATAGCGTTTGATGCAATCTGCATCCAATTTAGACCATTCCACCACGTTGTAAAGTTTTGCCAAAATGCGGTCATATTTGGCTGGATGATGCTCCAAATGCGTCCAGCAAAATCAGTGACCGCGCCCCAACCCAGTTCCCAAGCGGCACTAATGCCATCAAGAAATCCTTGGAAGTCGCCAGAGAACAAATCCTTGAATGCTGTAAATGCTAATTGAATTGCCGCCCATATCTCCTCAGCAAATAACTTGATACCCCCGAAATCCCTTACCCACGCTTCACGCAACAGAAAAACCGCGCCCACAATCGCACCAATCGCCAGCGTCACAGGAGCCGATAGAGCGGCAATTGCCCCACCCAAGCCCGTAATCACGGGCGTGACAGTACTTACGACCGTGATGATGGTGCTGATCGCCTCTGCCAACTGACCAAAAATCAGCAAGACGGGGCCAATCACTGCGATGACACCTACCACACCCAAAACAACCTTTTGTTGAGCTGGGTCTAGCGCGACAAAGCTCTCGATGAGTTGGGAAACCCAACTGACCAGAGGAGAGAGTTCCTCTGTCAAAATTGCCACGACGGGCAACAGTTGTTGCCCAATCTGTTGTCCCCAAATTTGCATTTTGATGCCTGCTTGTTGAGCTGCGAACCCGTCCTTGTTGATCCCTTCCGTTTGCGCGGCGAACGCTGTAGCAGTCGCCCCCGCCGCGCTACCCATTGCCGCGATCTTCTCGCTGAACACCGCCGACTGCGGGCCAGCCAATGCGAGTGCCAAAGTTTGCCCCTCAATTGAGCCGATGTATTTTTGAAGAGGTTGTCCAGTCGCCTCGGCAGCCTCGACAATTTTCCCAATCGTTCCCTGTAATCCTTCCTGTTGCAACATCGCCGCGCCCGACTCATACCCCAATGAGTTGATGAGCGTACTCATGTCCTCAGTGGGAGCCATGAGGGATTGAAGAACCCCGCGTAGCTGGGTGTTAACCTCCGACGCGCCGCCTGTAACGCCTGTCGCAGTGGCGAGAACGCCAAACAACTCTTCTTGTTTCACGCCCAATTCAGCCGTCAGAGGTGTCACCGTGCCGATGCTGGCCGCCAATTCGGGGAACGTCGTTTGACCGAGTTGCACGGTTTTCAGTGCCAAATCCGCGACTTGCTGAACACTCGCCGCACTCGTGTCACCATAGGCTTTCGTCACGGCCGATGTGAGGTTGATCGCGTCCGTTGTGGTCGCCAGACCCGCCGCACCAGCGCGGGCGTTGATGTCTAGTACATCCAACGAATCGCCAGTCACGCCAAACGCGCTCACGACGTTGTACATGCCGCTGGTCATGTCATCAGTGCCTTTGCCGACTGAAAGAGCAATATCCTGTATCGCTGGCTTCCACTCACCCACCATTGCAGCCGCTTCATCACCAAGGCTGGCCACATTAGCCAAGCCCCCATTGAGATCATTTGCCATATTGATTGACGCGGTGCTGATACCGATGATAGGCGTGGTCACACCAGCCGTCATAACGGTGCCAGCACGGGTCATACTGGTACTCATGGTGTTGATGCGATTGGCTGCTGTATTCATTGATTGATGAAAGTTGGCGGTGTCGCCATTCAATCGAATGAACAAATCCTTGATAACTGTCATTGCGTTCTCAAATCATGACCACCCAAAGCGGTGTTAAGCATTTCGACAAGAATCATTTGTTCCTGCCATGTCTGTGGCTCATCAGCCGCCTCATTTTCGGCCGAAAACACAGGCATAAAGTCTGACGGCTCAAATGGCTCAACATCGTCACCGCGCCACACGTTCGCCGTCGTTGCGGCAATAATCCCCGCCCTCAAATCGGCACGGCTTTCACCAAACGGTTCAATTTGGTCATACGCCATCCACTCGGCAAAATCGGCCGAACTCAGCGCACGGTACAGATAACGAGGATGAGGAATCCCCAATACTACACAGAGGCGGAAAGCAAATCGCCGCTCTGGGCGGCGTCTGAGTTTCCCGCGATCTTGTCAATCTCCGCTTGCGTCATGCCGTTGACACGCAACGCAGCAGTGAATACGCGATCCATTGCGGCACTGGATTTCTGCCCCAACCGCTTTACATGATGTCGCGTGAACAATGGCTGCCCATCCACGCCCACAACACAGAGCGATACCAACCGCGCTCGAACATTTTCGGCATTAATCGGGATGGGTTTTCCGTTTTCGTGCCGAATGGATTCGGCCTCAAACCTGTCACGGCGGTCAGACCCCATAACGCTGACAAGTACGCCGTACTTGTCCCTGTTTTTACCCTTGCCCCACTCTGGCACTCGCACAAAAACAACCTGTAGGTCGTCTGCGTCTAAAATATCTTCACGGTCGAGGACAAATTCAGACAGAGCCGATAGCTGTTCGCGGCTCAAAAAATCACTAGTCATTGTGAAACTCCTACGCCAACGTCGGTGTGCCAGATGGCTTCAACGTCACATCACCTTCAACCTTCCCTTTCGCACTCACTTTTACATTGACCTTTGTCACAATCGCGGGAATAATCCACTCCGTTGAACTCGCGTCCGGGAATGTGACTTTATAATTTTTCACCGTCCCTGCTGTCCATGAATGAACCAGCCCCCCCGACGAATTCCCGTGCGTTGCCGCATCAGGAATGAAATTCAATTTGAAAGAAATATCACCCACTTTTCGCAGGGTGGAAATATGCTCTTCCCAACCGCCGCTATCAAACGACGTACCGTCTTCCGTCATCCGCTCCAACGAGATGCCGCCGATTTCGCTCACCTCAGCAATCGTTGTAAACACTTCTGGGTCGGCTCCATCACCGACTGCAAACGTTGTCCCATAAGCTGCTAATCCTGATGTCGGCATGTTAACTCTCCGTGTGCGTCACGATGTAGTCCTGACGCAAGATATAAATATCGTTTGTGTCGCCAAACGAACCGTATTCGTTTTCCAGAAAAATCACTTGGATTGATCCTCTTTCTGTCAATCCATGTAAAACTGCTCGCGCTGCATCTGCCGTGTCGCGCACCTGCGCGTAGGTGTCCGCCGCCCATGTGTATTGAATGGATGTGTCCACCGTGCAGCTAATCTCGCCACCGAGCAGAGCAATGTCGTCGCGGGAAATGACCCGATATGCCCCTGCTGGACGAACCACATCGGCCGCGATTCGTGATGGATAAATTCGATTGCCCACCAAGTCGGCAAAGACGGGGTCGCCTGTCAGTATCGCTCTCAATTCCGACTCTATTGCCATCAGAACTCCAGCTTTTCGGCGAAGCCATCACCGATTTCCCGCGCCACGTCGTCGCCTTTGCTGTGGACTGTTGGACGTAGGAATGGTCGTGCTACTGATCCTGTGTGATTAGCTCTTGCAAAAAATCCATCGCCGATGGTGAGTGCCTGCGCTAATGTTGGTGAGATTTCATGCGGTTGTGTGCCTGTCTCGGCAAACAGCAGATACCAGTGGTCGGTGTCTGGCCCGACGTGGACGGTTATGCTCTGTGACGTGCGTTTCGTCATCTCAGCCTCGTTACCGGGCGACGGCGCGAGACCGTTCGCGGCCTCGACGAGCAATTTTGCCCCTGCCATGAACACCTGCTCGATGACGGCCGATGCCTCTACGCCCAAACTTTCTAGGGCGGCGACAACCTCATCAGCATTTTCGATAACCAGCGTAATCTGAGCGCTCATGTGATTACCTCGCGGCACATCAGGTGTGTTTCTCTCCGTTTTTCCAACGGGTGTGTGACAGACAGGATGTCAAACATGTGTTCTTGCCCAGTCTCATCACACCACACACCTCGCATCAATGTCGTTATGTCGCGGTTGAAGCGCAGGCGAATACGGGTGGTCACATCAACCATATTTTGACTGGCCTCAACGTATTCTCTACCGCGCAATGGCTCGATGCTGCCCCATAGCGTGACAACATCTTCCCAAGCACCTGTTACGTCGCCAAAGCTATCTTGTGTGTCGCCCTGACGTTGAAATGTGATCCTGTGTCGCAACCAGCCAGCTCTCATAACGGAATAATCCGATGGCTTCGTAGCAGGGCGTCAACACCTGTTGGCAGTGCCTCGACGGTGATACCCTGCATGATTAATGTGGCCTCGCGGTTTTCGTACCAGTCGGCCACCAACAGACGCATTGCCTGACGAATTGTCATTGGCACATCGTCGGCCGTGTCGCCATACCCAGCCACAAACTCAACCCGTACTCCATTGACTGCCCGTAGGGTTGTTGTCGGCCACATGGCCGAGGCGTTGAGGGCGACGCGACCGGGAACGGATGCTGTGTCAACGATGTAGTTTTCGGCCGAAAACGTCCCCTCTTCCCCAGCCTCATCGAAGTAGGTGATCGACGTGACTGCTTGTAGGGGAGGGCGGGGGATAGACATGTGACCACATGGAAACGAGTCGAGCCACAACACCCATGTTTGGGTGATCAACGCTCGATTCGTCCACGTTTCGACCAGTTCACGCGCAGCAACAATGTACGACTCGATTAACACACGCTCATCAGGGGAGTAGAGGCGTGAATGAGACTCGATATCGCTAATTGTTAGCGGCTCGATGGTGGGTGCGGTCAACAGTGTACAGGTCATTGCTACTTTTTGTCGGCTTCCTCACCACTAGATTTGGCGGCTTGTTCTGATTTGTTTTTGACTACAGCCGCTTTCCCTGCATTCAATAATGCAAGGGCAGTTCGTTTGTCCACGTCTACAACTGCCCCCTTTTCGACATGTTTGCCATTTACCAATGTGTTGCGAGTCAATCGAAGTTTCATATTTCTTTCACCTGTACCTTGTCAGTCTACGTTGTCACTGCGTCCAACATGACACTGAACGATTGCGGATGACGAACCGCGATGTCCACAGATTGCAGAGCCACAACACGAGTTGTCCCACTGGTGCTATGTGTATAGGGGTCGACCATGATGTCGAGCCCCCCCCACATGCCGATGAGCAGGTCGCGCCAGTTTCCAAACAGGATTGCAGACAAATCAGTGCCAGAACCTTTTGTGAGATCGCTGCGAACTTGGTTACTAACCAATGTGCGATAACCGTTCATCTCATTGCCGCCCCACACAAATTGTGCGGTGCTTGCTGCTTTCTCGGTTTGCTTCAACTTGCCGCGCACCAGCGCGTTTGTCACATAGGCAAGTGAGCCGACATCGGCATTGTCGGCCGCCACTTCTGTCTCTAATCCGATAATGTTCCCCCACGTTGGCGCGGCTCCATTTGTGCCACCCGCAACGCTCCCAACACCTGTAATGGACGTGATTCCATCGGGCTGATTTACATCCGCGCTGCTATCACCATGCAGAGCCGCGTAGTCAATAGCGAGACCAAGCACTGAAACCAGATCGGAACGAACAAACATTTCGATGTCCAAAGATGATTGTTTTAACAGTTGGCGAGTGAAATCGGTAAATGCACCAACAGTATGCGGGATCAGACTCACTTGACCAATGGTCTGCTCGCTCTCAGTGGGGGAGCCGCCCTGTCCAACCCAATAGGCAGTTGCCCCGCCCGATCGTGACTGGGAAAC